GCTGCTGCTGCAGAGCGGCAAGCGTTGGGTTGACGACGGACTGCGTAAACGGATCCTGATAGTAGGCGATCTGGCGCTGTGAGAGAGGGCCGACCCCGCCCGAGCCTGCGAGCGTCATGCCTGCAGCGGCACCGAAGTACGGCTGAGCCATGCCTGCGGCCTGCGAAGTCTGCGAAATGCCTTGCTGCTGCGTCGGCGTGAGACCGGCGACGAACTGGCCCGGATAGGCCATGAACGGCTGTTGGGCGACGTTTTCTGCACGAGCATTGACGGCGTTATAACGCGCCAAGACCTCGGGCGGAATCGATACCGATTGTGTAGTAGTTCCGCCCTTACCGCCGCCGCCCATTGCTTACTCCGCAGCTTCAGCCCAGTCGCCCGTGCGAGCATTATACAGGAAAAACGCCCCGGAGGGCTCCCCGAATTGACGCTCGTACAAACGAACCTTCGCCTCTGTCCTATGGTTCGACAGCACGCCTATAAGAAGCGGGATGCCCAGACCATCCGAGATTTGTTTCGCAAACTCACACAGACGACGAGCACGGCCACCTTTCGCGCTGCGATAGTCGGGGTGAATGAAGATCGCCTTCTCTTCCAAGATCTGCTCGTCAGAATACCACATGCTGACGACACGCAGTAGAATGGCACCTTCCGGCTTCTGTCCGGGGTGGCCGATCACACCGATCACGCCGTGGTCCCGGTTCAATGCCGCCCAGATCTGCTCCAAGAGCTTCATCGGGTTAGGGTTCACGAACCCGTTTTCCTTACATGCAGCCAACGCCAACTCCATGATGTCATCGACATCGGCAGGCGTTCCAACCCGGACTGCGGGCTCGTTGGTCATAGGATTTCCCCTTAATCACGCTTGGGCTTATTGCCATCACTTTGGCGATCCGGTAAAATGCAGTCATGGAACATTCGTACCTTCACTCCATCCTCGACTACTCTCCTGATACCGGCATCTTCCGTTGGCGGCTTCCTCGCCCACGAGTTCGGGTCGGAGCTATTGCAGGATATCTTAAGAAGAACAAAGGGTATGTTTACATTGAGATCGATGGGAAAGGATACAGTGCCCACCGATTGGCTTGGTTCTACGTTACGGGAGAACAACCGACGCAGCAGATCGATCACATAAATCGAGATCGATCCGATAACCGATTTTGCAATCTCAGGCTTGCGACGCATGGACAAAATCGCGCCAATAGCGTTGCGAGGAATCGACATGGCCTTAAAGGCGTCAGCCGTCTTCGGTGGATGAAAGACGGGACGCGCTGTTGGCAAGCTCAAATTACGCACAACAAAACGAGCATCTATCTTGGCACATTCCATACCAAGGAAGAAGCTCATGCTGCGTACGTCGAAGCTGCCAAGCGCCTGCATCAAGAGTTTGCCTCTTAGTCCCTACGTGGCCCCGGAAGCTTGGTGAGCGTCTTCACGAGCTTCGCCCGCATTCCTTTTACGAATGCGTCCAACACGCGATGCCCGTAATCCATGTCGCCGCCGCCGATGCGCTGCACATCGTCGGGGTGAATAACATATTCTCCACCCGCTGCTACGATCGGCACGGTGTCGCCCATCGCGCCACCGCGGGCCTTCTTGGGCATCTCCGGAAGAGCCAACTGTCCGGGCATACCGGACAGTTGAGCATCACTGCCCGGCATACCACGCTGCTCCGGCGCAGCTTCGAAGATCTGCTTGGCGACCTTGAAGCCCGCCATCGTGTTGCCTTCGCCCATCGCAGAGATGATGTCTGCAGGGATAACATAGCTTCCCGACGGGACATGCATCGGCAGATGGTCTGTCCGACCCGCCACCGCGCTATGGATCGGTCCCGTATGAACCTTCATGGACGGGCTTCCGGATCCGCCGAAGAAAGCGTAGCCGGGCTCAACATCGTGAGCAGGTTTGATTTCATCCCCTGCGCCGCCAACAATATCACGCGCCATACGAATGGCATCCTTTGGCAACGGCTCTTTGTCAAAAGGGTTGGGCTCGCGATCAAAAGCAGCGCCACCTGCAGCTTTTCCCTGCGGGATCGTTTTGTAGTCGGACGGCTTCATAAGCGAATGCGTAACCATAGGAACCGCCTGCTGCGTTCCCTTTGGTGTATATGTATAAGGATCCCTTATATCCTTCATAACACCATAAAAAGCAGTTTTAGGGTCTGCGAACACATAACCCCGACGCATTCCTTCATTGAAATCTTTGTCAAACATTAATTTCAAAGGGAGAAGATTGGGACCACTCTGTTCCCCACCAAACTTATCCCTCATTTGTGCCATCCACGCGTCACGCCCCGTCATTGCATCGCCCATCGGCACATTCGCAAATGGGGACATTCCGCCTGTTTGCGGTTGCTGTTGCGTCTCAACCGGAGCCATAGGCTGCATGCCCTGCATCATGCCGAGATAGCCAAGCTGACCGCCTGCCGCCTTGTGCGTGCGGCGTGCAACATCCAGAGCAATGGCGATCGCCTGCTTCTGGGGCTTGCCAGCCTTCATCTCCGTCCGGATGTTCTGGGAGACCGTTTTCTGCGAAGAGCCCTTTTTCAGCGGCATGATGGCCTCCTCAACTAAACGAAACGCACAGGATCATGCCCGTGCCGGGTTCGACGACGATACCCTGATTGGCGGGAAGAAAGACATCTTGAATGCCGATCTGATTGTCGATCACGTAAATGCGATTGCCGACACCGGCCAACTGGATGGACGGCGCGTCATATATCAGGCCGGTGGTGGATCCGGCGACGATGACCGACACCTTCGCGACCCAACTGTCACCCTGCTGCAGAAGCGTCGTCGTGCTGATTTCTCGCGAATTGCGATAGCCCTGCAGATTGTAGAGCGTGTCGGACACCCCGTTGATGCCGACGACACCGTTCTTCTGGGTCGTGAGAATGTCGTCCAGAGACGCAGGCATCAGTATTTTCCATCCTGTTGGAAGCGATAGCGGATGTTGCCGAGGCGCCACCACGATCCGATGTCGTCGCTCTCAACCTTGATCGAGACAAGACGACCACGGAACCGCGGGGTGAAGAACGTCGTAGCCTGCGTCATGGTGTAGGGGCCATACACAAGCGGCGTCTGTCCCGGATAATCCGTGACGTAGAACGTCAGCTTGACGTTCGCATCCTGCACGCCGCCGTAATAGCCCCACTTCATGTCGGGCCACACTTGGTCGACGAACATCTTCACGTCGGCCTCGGACAGGACGAAGTAGCCCGTCTGGAAGCTCGACATCATCGGCTGACCGTCTGCGTCGGGCGATGTCTCGTGCTGATAAATGTAGAAGTTCGGCGCCGCTCCGATCGGCGGTCCCAGCACGGACTCGTTGATCCATGCCGTACGGCTCAATTCGCCATAGTCCCACTGATCGAGCAGGACGTTGTATTTCACGTAATGGCTCACTTCGCCCCCGTTGGAACCGGTCGGGAAGTACCATGTGATCTCACCGAAACGGCTGTTCGGCGCGATGCGGATCTTGTCGAGGTTCGACGTGTCGAGATCTTGGAAGACCACGTCCCAGACAGGGCAACGGATAGGCTCGACACCCGTGCCGGCAAGCCGGAAAAACTGGCTCTGACCCATCCAGTAGACGATGCCGTTCATCGCCCCGGCAGCCTTCCGACCGATGAGACCGCAGCCCGTGCCCAATTCGTTGAACTGGTAGATGTACGGCAGGCCGGAATACTGCATCGCCCAAATAGCGAGATCGGTCCACACAAGGCCCTGCTGCGGGCCCTGAATGCACTGCACGATCCGGGACCCTTTCGGGATCCGATAGCTGCCCGCCTGATTGGTGATCAGCGATGTCCACTGCGTGTAATCATTGACATCGCACCAACGGATCAGGAGCGGGTCGACGACGCCCGTAAACGTAGATCCCCACGCGATGATCTGGCGCTGCGGCATCGCGACGAAGCAGCCCTGATTGATCGAGGGACCACCTGCGATGATCTGAGCAACGGGGTCACCGAATGTCGGGTTCCACGCATAAATCGGCCCGTTGAGCGGGCAGGCGATGAGCGTGTCGCCCCAGTTGTCGAGAGACCAGTCCGTCGCATTGATGGGCGTTCCTGTACCCACCAGAGGCGGGGTGCCGGTGCCATATCCGCCTGCGCCGTAAGGACCGATGCCGTAACCAGTCCCGGCAGGCAGCGGGCCGATGCCGTTGTAGTAGACGTACCTGACATCGCCGCTGTTTTCGAAGAAGCTGAACTCGCCTTCGATCACGCCACCGCTGACATAGGTGCCGGATTCCGTGTCGAGGAATGTGAAAGATCCATCTGTCGAACTATCGACGGTCCATGTTCCATTATACCCGGCAGGATCCACGCCGCTGATCGTAACGGTCTCACCGACAGTGAACTCGATGCCCGGCGCATGGGTCACCGTCACCGTCGTTCCGTCACCCGAAATGCCTGTGATTGCGATCGGACTTGCAGATGTGTTCGCAGAGATCACGAACTCGTCGATCGATGGCACCTCACGAACGATGTAGTTGCCGTAAAGCGTGATGCCGCCGATCGATGTCGCTACCAGTACCGTGAACGTGTCGCCTTCAAGCAACCCGTGGTTCGGCAGATACGCGGTAACGAAATCGCTTCCGCTGGTTGCGAAGAATTGCGTGACGGACCCGCCGTTCGCGACCGTCGATGTCGCATTCTGCGGCTCGCCGAACTGGTCACGCGCATAAATCGTGTACGTGTTGGCCGACCCGCCGGGGTTGTAGCACTGATAGAGCCCGTACAGGATCAGCCCGCCGACGCTGATCTGCGTCTGAATGTCGACGACATCGTAATCGTCCACATTACGCCCGACATCGGTAACGATGACGGCATTCGTCCCGGAGGTCGTGCTGAAGTCGACGGCAACGTTCGCAACGGTCGTCTGCGGAGTGATGTCGGTCGATCCGCCCGATTGAATGACCTGCAGAGTGCCGCCGCCGCCCATAGGGACGCCTTCGGCTCCTACCGCAAGATAGCTGTTCGCGTTCGTGTCTTCCCACGCCCAGAGAGCCCGAACGATCGAGCCGACGGAGTTGGAGTAGTACTTGACCCATCCGCCCAACTTCTGCACCAGACCACCGATCGTGCGATCGGGGATGAAGCGGATCAACTGGCTCTCCGAGACCGCAGCCTCGTTGAGGGCAGGCGTCTTGTTCTGGTCGACACCGGGGAGGATCTTGAACGAAGCGTGGGGCATTCGTTACCTCGTCGGAGAAGCGACGGGCGACGGAGACTGCGAAGACCACGCAGCGGCCTCGAACTTCTTCCGGTTCTCCTCCATCAGAGCCGACTTCAGAAGAGCCTGATACTGGCTCTCATAGGTGATAGCCATCTGCGGGTCGTCATTGGCGCGACCGAAGTTCCGCTGGTAGCCGGAGACATAGATCATGCTCGCCATGATGAAGAGATCAGGCAGATACAGGCTGATGAACGTGCTCGGGTTAGCCATGCTCAGGCTGTTCGGACGGATCGTGCCGACGATCTCAACCTGATAGGCCGCGTCGGGATAAGGCCCGAGCAGGAACTGATAGTCGTCGAACACCGCGAAATATTTCGGCAGCGCCTTGCTCTGCGAGTTGCCGTAGACGGCGTCGAGGAACTCTTTCGTCGTCGGCAAGAGCGGGATACGGGTGCCGCTGTTCGGATCCGTCGTGCCCGCGGGAGTGATGACGTTGATCTGCTCCGGGACAACGAATGTGCCCGCCGGAACGCTGATCGATCGAGTACCGACCGTGCAGGCATAGGACGTGTTGCTGACGGACGTGAACAGGAAGTCCAGATCACGATACATCCGATTTTCGGCGTAAGTGATCATCTGCGGCAGGATGATCTGAAACGCAGAGTCGTTCTCATCCACGACCGCGAGAGTCGCGATCTGCGTCACGTACTGAGAATAGGTCAGACCCGTCGTCATGCTCTGCTCCGCAAGTGGTGCATGATACCACTAAACATCAGCGAGAACACCACGCCTCACGCCGAGCGTTATTGACCTTTACCTCGGCAATCGTCTGATCCGTGTCCTTGGCCGACCATGTGATCGGCTTCCAGACGGCGCAGACGGATCCGTTAGTCGCGGCGGAACCCGTCAGACTCGCGCAGCCGGGCAGGATCGCGAGCAACAGCATCACCGGCATCAATCGCATCCTGCGTCCTCCCGAGTGCGTCCTTGACGGCCTCATTCTCGACTTTGGCCTTACCGTCTGCCCGCCCTTTGGCATAGATCGTGGCGATAGCAGCGATGATAGCACCTACCGCCGCAAGGAACCGCCCGATCGGCGACAGAAGCCATGTCATACGCCGTGCTCCTCAAGACGCTGCTTGCGCCACACCCAAATGGCACAGGCAATAACGATCACGGCAATCAGGACAAGGACCGTAGGGCGTCCAAGAGCCGACGTTAGAACGGTCGTTATGTCCGCCCCCTGACGAGCCAAAGGGACGACTTCGGTTGCCACCGCAGCAGCCGAACTGATGCCGGCAACGACGGCGCCATTCGCTTCCTTGGATTGCGTGATCGTCTTGACCGGAGGCTCGTCGGGGACAGCGCGGACATCAAACGAAAAGTCATCGACGCCACGCCATAGACCAGCTTCGGAACGACGACGCTTCACAAGGCCCGGAAGCTCTTTGCCCCCTGCCTTGGTCCATTTCATCAGTTCAGCAGGGACTGCATCGTACTGACCGGCATTCAGCTTGCGAAGCAGAGTGGACTTCCGCAACGCCCCGATGCCGACGTTGAAGGCAAAGCTGATAAGGGCGTCGAACTGATTCTGCGATAGAGGAACCGTAACACTCTGTGCTACATCGTCCTCGAACTTCTTCAGATCCCGCTTGAGGATGTTGGTCGCTTCAACAGCGGTGATCTTCATGCCCTCAACCACGGTCGGCTCGCCTGCCATCGTCGTGTGGCCGTAGCCGATCGTCCAAACCCCAGCAGGGCACTTGTAGGCTTTGAGCTTGCAGCCTTCATACAGCTTGATCAGGGCTACACCGTCATCGGAGGTCTTCATTTGTCGGCCTTACCGTCGAGCTTGTCATAGATGCGTTGGAACATGTTTTCGATATGCTCCATGCGCTTGTCCAAGTCCGTCCGCAGCACGTATGTCTTCGGAAGATCGGCTTCGATGCGATGAAGGTCGCCACGAAGTTCCTTCACGGCATCCCATAGCTGCCGGGCAAACCACCCAAGACCCGCCAAAACGATCCCTGCGATTGTGTTGATCAGGTCTTGTGAGTGCATTACGCCGCCTCGGATTCCGACATTGCGGCCCGAATGTAATCCAAATTCGCCTGAAGGCGAACATCATCAGGCGTCGCAGCGACCGCTAATTCAGCCTGTTGCAGCGAAACATCACGCAACCCAAGCTGCCATGCAGCGATCGACGCAAGATCATGCGGCCAATGGCCCCAAACTGCCGGATCGCACGTATAGACCGCGGCCTTGTCCTTGATCGTCAGAGCCCGCATCGCATAAGCGAACGTCTCTTCCCACCGGCTCTGGCGATAGGTCAGCATCGCCAATTCGCACCACGGCTCGCGGGTGTTCGGGGCCTCGGCACAGGCAAGCTGGAACGCCTTCTCGGCCTCCTGCATGTTCTTTAACTCGGAGTAGCACCGCCCCATCGTCCGATAGGCGTAGCAACGCTCGTTCGGCCACGTCGCTTCCGGCATTTTGAGGTAGCGGTTAAGAGCATCGATCGACTCTTGCCACTTGCGATGGAAGCTCAATTCGCGAGCGTAATAGAAGGCATTCCGCGGGCAGCGCGGATCCTCCTTCACCGACAGTTCCAGAAGGTCCAGATACTGACCGCGGCTCTTCGTCGGGTCAGGCTTATGAACCGCGAGAAGCATGCTGGTCTGAGCCCACACCTCCGTGATCCGTCCATCCGGCACAGGATATTCGTGGCAGGGATGGTGCCACATGTAGCCGTGCCGGGCGTGAATCTTCTCGTAATAGAAAGCGATGCCCGCACCCCAATCGAACATGTAGCGGAGCCGGGTCGTCTCACCCTTCTTCCACACCCGCTCGATCTCTTCGCGCCACCCCGGCTGAAGAACCTCGTCGATGTCGAGCGATATGCATACGTCCATATCGCGGGGGATCAGGGCCAGAGCAGCGTTACGTGCCAGATCGAACCGCCACGGCGTGATGCAGATATCATGGACGACTGCCCCATGTTCACGCGCCACGTCAGGAAGACCGTCCGTCGATCCTGTGTCGGCTATCAGGATCAGATCGGCTTCCTTCGCGGACTCGCAAAAGCGCGGCACGAAATGCGCCTCGTTCTTGCTGATCGCGTAAACACAGATCTTCAACTTTCCATCGTCCATAACCGTTCCCCCTCCGGTATCTCATCCTTGCCATAGGCCCACATCGGCTTGCCTTCGGTCAGGTTCCAATTCTCATACGACAGAACCGGCCCCTTTTCGATGATGGTCAGATTGCTGTTGCCGGCATTGATCTCCATGCGTCGTATCTCATTGAAGAACGACTGTGCCACCCAAGCAGCCTCGCGGAAGTACTCGAAACGCCGCGTGTCGTGGAACACCATACGACCGCCGACCCGCAGCGTCGGCCACGTCTTTATGGCAAAGTCGAGCCGCTTGTCGGGCACGCCGTCCACGAAGATCAGATCGAATGTGCCGCCCGTGAACAGGTCGTAGGGCACGAAGCTCGGAGGCGTATAGTTGCCTTCGATCCGCGCAAGGTTCGCCTTCGTTCGCTCGATCCACGCCGGATCGGTCTCGACGCTGACGAGCGTGTCGGGGTGGCATTGCGCGAAGATCTGCGTGCTGCCGCCGACGCCGAACTCTAGAATGCGGTCGCTGTTGGAGCCAAGGCTATGCAGAACCTCGGCATCTGCGGTGCTCAAGTCACCAACGAAACTGAACGGCATATTCCCCCCCCCTTAACGCCGCTCAAATACCAAGCGCCGCCTTGATTTCTTCCGGTGTCATCGCTGCATCTATCTGATCTTGTATGACCGCATACTTCTCGCGGATGGCCTGACGCGCCGCTTCCGCCTCAGCCTCAGCCTTGCCGGGGATGCGCTTGGCAATCACCTCGTCGAGCGGCGCGAACTCCTCGGCCCGCTTGGCGCGGCGCATGTCGTGGCCGATGGCCTTGGCCTTGTCGAGATTGATGCGGATCATGGAGCGGTCTCCGACACGACGGTCTCTTCGGCTTGCGTGCGTTCGGCTTCAAGCCGTGCCGCTTCCTCAGCAGCGGCCTGTTCGGCAGCGGCCTTCTTCGCGGCCTGTTCCGCGAACCACGCCTCGGCACCGATGCCGTAGCCGTCAGGTGCGTCGATGTCGGCTTCCCATGCGGCGCGGAACGTACGGTCAGCCGGGACGTCATCGACCGACACGATCTTGTAGGGCTTGCCAGCCGGTACGTCCTTGGCCGCAAGCGCGTCGATGCCGTGTTCCGCGACGAAGCGTTCGGACGGCACGATGATGCTGACGGAGCCGTCGTCGTTCAGATAGAGAATGCGCTGATCCATAATCGGCTCCTGTCAGCGGAAGATGGCGACGTTGATTTGTTCATTATCGACGGCAGCACCAATCGAGCTTATTTTTGAACTACACCAGATACGAACGCTGCCCGTTTGCTGCGGAGACGTTCCGCCATTATTGGATCGGAGATTTGCCCATCCCTGATCGCCATTGGTTTGGTTCCATGTGACCGCGCCACCAAAAACCGTCGAGTAATTTGTGTCGGGCATCGCGTTGTCAAAATTGACGGTGTAGTCGCCCGTTCCGTTGTCGGTAATCGAACTGACGCCACCATCAGCACGGATTGCAACCGTTCCGGTGCCATTGAAATTCACCCATGCACGGCAACCATACGCCGTAGCAACGGAGCCGTATCCGCTATTGAACTGGAAATTGCCCGTACTTGTGACGCGCATCCTTTCAGCGGCCGCCGCTCCTGCCGCCATCGTCTTGAACGACAGATCGAAATCTTCAGAACCGGCCGTCACGTCGGTCGTGATGGCTTCGATGGTTGCGCCGATTTCGGTATTGCCTGCCGATGTTTCGGTAGCGAACTCGATGCCGACACCGATGCCGTTGGCGGGCGTGCCAGAGGATTGGCTATCAACACGGAGAACTTGTGTTACGGCATTTGTCGTTGCTGTGGTGCTTGTAGCATGAAGCGTGACCGCAGGACTCGTTGTCCCAATGCCAAGGCGCGTTGTTGATGTCAGGCGCATACGCTCGGCAGCGGTTACACCCGCAGCCATAGTGTAGAAGCGCAAATCAAAGTCTTCTGAACCAGCCGTTACGTCGGTCGTGACGGCTTCGATTGAAGCTCCTATTTCCGTATTGCCAGACGCGGTTTCAACAGAAAACTCCATACCGACGCCGATGCCGGCAGCAGGAGCCGCGCTGGATTGTCTATCAAGCCTTAATACGTCCAGTACAGTATTGCTGGATGCGTCAGTATCGCGGACAAAAAGACGATTGGACTGAGGCGTTAACGTGCCAAGAGTAAAATAACCAGTTGCATAATCAATAATAGAACTGCTTCCGTTGCGAAACAAAATGTCGCCGGAATTAGTAATTTCTAACCGCAGAACCGGAACAGACGTTGCGTTCGGTGTGGTTAGAAACTCCAGTCTGCCGGGCATATCACCCGCACCGGGAGTTGCATCTACAAAGGACCGAATATACGCAGCCGGTTGATAGGAAACTCCATCATACCCAAAAAATCCAATAGTGCCGAGTGCGTTGCCGCTTGCCACTACAGTGGGAGAAGCAATCGTTCCATTGGTCCGCGCCAGCGCAAGGGTACCCTCAAATGTCGCGCCAAGCGCCGACAAATTGGGTGATTTCGCAGCGTTTTGAACTTGTAGAAAGGTTTCCGAGTTAGTGTCCACCGAAACAGGGGACGGCCCCCCTACCGTAACCCGCCCATTTCCATCCACGACAAACGGCGTTGTATCAGGATTGGCGCTATCCTCGACTACCAACGCATTTCCGGCTCCAATTTGCGTAATCCGCAATGAGCTTGTGGCCGAGTTGGTGCTGAGAACGAGGTTTGTGCCGTCCGTCGTGAACGTGGACAGCCCCGCAATCGATCCACTGCTGTTGTAGAGGATCTGCGTGTTAGAACCGCCCACGGCAGGCGTAGCTCCTGTCGGGCCGGTGGGGCCTGTAGGACCAGTCGGGCCTGTAGATCCGGTCGTGCCCGTAGGCCCAGTGGGTCCAGTCGGCCCCACTGCTCCGGTCGTTCCTGTAGGTCCGGTCGGGCCTGTCGGTCCCGCTACGCCGGCATCACCTGTCGGACCTGTCGGCCCTGTCGGTCCCACTGCGCCGGCATCACCGGTAGGGCCTGTAGGCCCAGTAGGGCCAATAGATCCGGTATCGCCTGTCGGTCCCGTAGGCCCGGTGGGGCCAGTGCCCCCCGCATCGCCTGTAGGTCCAGTTGGGCCAGTCGGGCCAGTCGGGCCAATCGGACCAGTGGGGCCGGAAACGCCATTGACCAGCGCCAAGAACAACGGCGCCGTATTGGCAAAGCCGCTAGAACCGGCCCCAGACGCCGAGACGAGTGTGACCGGATAAGTCCAATATGCCGTAGCAGTGCCGGGGTTTACGGACGTAGGCGTGCCGTTGATCTGCCAGACTTGATTGTCACCGCTGACCGTCTGGCTCTGAATGACGAACTGCTCAGTATCCGTCAGCAAGGCCAAAAAGATGTCGATGTCGATGTTGTTGTCGGTCAGGTGGCTGACGCTGATCGACGTGGCACTTGTCTGCGTGGCATTGTTCCAAATGATGTCACCATCACCCGGATAGCCGCTCGTCGCACCCGTATTGGCGCGATACAGGAACAGATTGGACGATGTACCCTGCGGCCCTGTCGGCCCCGTGGGTCCCGGAACCGTCGAAGCATCGCCCGTGGGCCCCGTAGGCCCTGTCGGGCCCGTATCACCTGTCGGGCCAGTCGGGCCGGGGACAGTAGAGGCGTCCCCTGTCGGACCTGTAGGCCCTGTATCTCCAGTCGGACCCGTAGGGCCGGTAAGGCCGGTGTCACCAGTCGGACCGGTCGGACCCGTGGGACCTGTTGCCCCTGTGCTTCCCGTAGGGCCGGTCGGGCCGGGCACGGTAGAAGCGGCACCTGTTGCGCCAGTCGGGCCCGTGTCTCCTGTGGGACCAGTAGGACCGCGGAAGCCCTGCGGCCCGGTAGCCCCCGTCGGGCCCGTAGGGCCGGGAACGGTCGATGTCGGACCTGTGGCGCCGGTCGGGCCAGTCGGGCCCGGCGTCGTCGAGACAGCACCAGTAGGGCCGGTCGGCCCCGGAACAGTAGACGCAGCACCTGTGGGCCCCGTGGGGCCGGGCGTGGTGGATGTCGGACCAGTCGCGCCGGTGGGTCCTGTCGGGCCGACCTGCGTGTACATGACCTGCTGGATGCCGGCGACCACACTGGGAGTAACCGGATTGACCGGGCTCACTCCAGCCGGGATCGTTTCGATCGATACCGACGTGCTGTCGGAAGACCACCAGACCTCGACATAATCGTTCGGCGCAGTAGACGTTCCGATGAAGCTCAGAGACGCAACAGTGTGACCCGGCTCGGACACGCTCTTGCGAGCGGGAATGAAATACCGGGTATTGCTGTCCGGATAATCCGATCCGTTGAACTTCAGCCAGACATCCGCGTAGTGGATTGCGTTGTCGCTGTTCTGAAACTGAAGCGAAAACGTCAGATTGTAAGTGCCGGGGTTCGCAATGACGATGCGGCCCGCGCCGGTCAAGCTGATGCCGCTTGCGCCGATAGTGGTGCCGATCGCGACAATCTGAGCCGTTCCGACGCTGGCAAAGGGCTGATCCGTGGTGTCGACGAACGACCCATAATAG